AGGTCAAGATGGTTTTGTATGGGGTATTGGTGTAGTTGAAGATAGATTTGATCCAGAAAAACTTGGTCGTGTAAGAGTACGTTGGCTGGGTTATCATTCCGAAGATAAAGCTAAAATTCTAACTAAAGATTTACCGTGGGCGCAGGTTATGCAATCTGTGGGTGGTAATGCTATGGCTGGGATTGGTGAAGCCCCTGTTAATCTTGTAGAAGGAACTTGGGTGTGTGGGTTCTTCCAAGACAGTGATTGGATGGATGATGCAGTAGTCATTGGTACACTGCCAGGTAACAATACTACAACGGCTTTGGCTGGCGAAGGGAGTAAAAAGTGGGCACAGTATCGAGGTAAATATCAATCGTTTGACCAAGATCAAAGTTATGGTGAAACAGGAAGTGAAGTAATCGAAGGTTCAGATATAGCCTATAGTGATTATACAAAAGGATTTTTTGATCCTACCCATGATCAAAGTAAAATACCACATCCCCCTAGTGAATTAAGTTTTGGAAGTTTAGCCGCTTCTGGTTTATCTCCATATATTGAATTTGATTACACTAATGAAAAACTTTTCCCAAGAGTATTAAATTGGTCTCCCGAAAATGTCCAAGATTTAACTCCAGATCCAAAAGATTTAAAACCTACAGAAGCTGGTAGTGCGGCAGCTCTTTCTGAAATTATAAACACTTCAGAATGGTCTAATACACCACCTTTAATGGAAACAGGTCCTGCATCAACAAGTAGAATTACCCATTCGGATATATTGCACGCTATGTTTAAGACTACTCGCCGAGTAGTTAGTGATGCACGATTGCCTACTTCATGGACAGCAATGGGTACAATGATGTGGCCAGATACTATGACATATTCTAAAGATGGTGATGATCAAGAACCATTTTTTAGAATTGGTGAAACAGAAGAAAATCCAGAATCTTTAGATTCTAAATTGTTTCAAGGTTTCAGTAGGTTAACCGGTATAGACCGAGAGAATTTTATTATAACCACAGGGTATTTGGAGGATGGTTTCTGGCGTAACACCGATGGTAAGCCAACGTATCCTTGGGCTAGAGATAGAGTGGAAGATTCAAATCCGACAACCGGAACAGGACAGTTTGGTCAATCAACAGAATGGTATCGAGTTACTCATCCAAGAGTTAAGTATGTTAAGAAAGGAGATTTAACTCCAACACAAGCAAAACAAGCCCAAGCATTATATGATGCCGGTCATTATGGGTCAGGCATCTATGAAATGGATGATCCTGAAGTTGGAAGAAAAGATATTCAATGGGAAGATGTTGGTGATAATGACCTAGTTATAGTACAAACACCAGATATGAATCCGTTGGCGATGGGTGGAATTCCAATCACTGGTATTTCAGGCAATATAGTTACAACAAAAGCTGGGTTCTTTACTACATCTAAAACAAGTACAGGGGCTAATGCAAAGCCTGAAATCGCAGCGGGAGATATTGTACAGATCGCTGGTGTACGAGGAATGCAGGAGATCAACGGTAGGGTCTTTGAAGTATTAGATGTGTCTGGCACTGACTCACTCACCATTCAACTAGGTACTGCAAATGGCACAGCCTGGACAGGCCCTGGTAGTACAGCTCTCGTTACTACAGATTTCTCTACATATATTAATGGTGGTGTCGTAGTAGTCAACCCTCATCCAGTTTTACAATGGAAATCTGATATCAGAGAACGGCAGATTAATATTGGTTCACCAGATCCTGAAACAGGGCTTACTGCAAAACATTGGAACCAACCCACTAGTGATTTCAATGCACAGTATCCATTTAATCAGGTATACGAATCGGAATCAGGACACATTAAAGAATTTGACGATACGCCAGGTGGGGAACGTATCCATGAGTACCATAGAGCAGGAACATTCTATGAGATCGACCATGCCGGTAATAAGACAGACTATGTAAAGGGAGATCGTTATGATATCTCTATGCATGATGATTATGTTTATGTTAAAGGTAGAGTGGTACACACCTATGATGATGAAGTTTTAATCCGTTGTAATGACAGATTAGACCTTTCTGCAAAATGGAAAATGCAGATTTGGTCTGGTGGTGATTTAGATATACATTCAAAACGTAATATCAATTTAAAATCGGATGGTGATATAAACTTGCAGGCAGATGGTCATATCAATATGCAAGGTACAACCCTTACTGCCGATCAAGCCAAATACAAAGCTGGTACAAGAGGTGTATTTGAAATGTCTAAGATTCGTATGAAGGCTGGACATTTGGAAGCAGAGATGGTGGGAGATGAAGGGCATCCAGATTTGATGGGTATAGCATTGCAATCGAATATTGCTCCTATACAAATTAAAACTGTGCAAACAGGTAAGAGTATTTTTATCTCATCAGCTGAAGATATTGAAATGTTTGCCAATGTAGATTTTTATAGAACTGCATGGACTGGTAAGATGTACGATTATGCATACACAGATTATAACCTTACATCGGTATCTGGTGATTTAGAAATTCTTGCGGCTGGTACAACTAATGCTGCTGCTGAAGCCGGAGGCGATATTCGTATTACTGGTAAACAACGAGTAGATATTGAAGCGTGTAAAGATGACTTGAATCTTTTAGCTGGATGGAAAGATATCAATATTAAAGCTACTTGTGTTTCTGATCCTGAAATATTGGGTGGTAGAATTAATATGCAGACGGCCGCAAATACTGTGACCGGTAGTGGCGTGTTTAGTTTAACTGCTGATGATGCGATCCAAATTAAATCTACAAACAAGTATATTAATATAGAAGCTGTTAAGGATAGTGATGGTAGTATAAGTGTAAAGGCGGCTGAAGATGTATTCTTACAAGCTGCCGATGTTATGAATATTAAAGCTGGAGGTAATATTTTAAACACAGGTGCGGAAGTTCATTTGAATAGTACCGCTGCAGCTGCAGCATCTTCTGCATCACCAATAGCTGCGGATAGTGCTGCAATAGCAGCAGTAGGTACGCCTGCTTACATTGCAGAAACTATGACTCTGCTCGTAACTGATATACCCAATCCAGTTGCGTCTAATCCACCCCTTATAGATGCCGACTCACATGGGCTAGCTATTAATGTGAATGATCCTGTAACGGCAGGTTCTGGTATAGGTGGTGAGAACATTAGAAACTTACAGGATCTTATAGCTAATATTGATGTAGCCCATGCGTTTATACCATCAGTTAATGTTGGTCAACAAACATTGACAGGAACTAAAACAACTGAAACTGCTGGTATCTGGGATGGGTATTCTGATGAATTGCAGAAGGATATTTATACTTTAGGTAAGAGAGCCTTTTCTAATGAACGAAGATTCCATGGCTGGATTAAAGATGACGATAAAGATCCAGTTACATGGAAATGTGTAGAAGATAGTACACGACCATGAAGGGAGAATATGTAATAATGGTTGCTGGAGAATTGATAACGTATACAGATTACGATGATATTCCGAATACGTTTGAGCACGTGATTAAATTTATACCAGATTGGCCAGAGGCACCTCATACAGTAGAAGATCACGAATTGATGTCAGTTTTTAATGATAAACTACAAGAATTAATGGAGAGAGAACGTGCCAGCAGTAACTAGATTTGGTGATGCCGATGTAACACATTGTACAGGGATGACAAGATTAGATAAAAGCTCTGATGTGTTTGCAAACAATATAGGAGTATCCAGAGAGGGAGATAATAATACTGCTCATTTATTGCCACCAGATGTTCCTCCGTGTCCAGGACATTCAGCACCAATTGCTGTCGGGAGTACAACGGTGTTTGTAAATAATAAAGGATGTGGAAGAATAGGGGATGGGATTACTGGGTGTACCTCAGTAGCCGCCGGTTCGAGCAATGTATTTGCAGGACCATAATGAAAAATTTAGGAGATAATAATGGAAAGTTTGAAAGAACAATTAAAGACAAGAAAGCTATGGGGTGGAGTAACTTTCGTAGCATTTGGTATTGCAGGACTATGCGGTGTAGAACCGTGGACGGCAGTTTCGGTATTAGCCATCGTTTGGGGTTTGATGGGAATATGTTGGCAGCATAAAGGGTGGCAACAGAAGGTGGAAGAACATCACCACCACCATCACCACAATAATAAGACAACCAAGAAAACAGGAAAGATGAAAAAGAATTATCAGAGAACATGAAGAAAGCAAAAGGGTTACCTAATTCAAGACGAGATCCTGTAAAAAAGAGAACGTCTATTGGAAATTCGGTACGATCTCGTCCAAAAAATAAGCATAAAAAGCGAAGTTATAAAAAGTATAGAGGACAAGGGAAACAACATAAATAGTACACAATGGCTAGACCACCAGAACAGGTAAATCCAGGCTTTAGAGATGCTGAAGGTATCAATAATGCTAATGTAGATACCTACATATACAAAGATTTAAGTTTATTCTTTACACCCAATCCAGTATCGGGTGATGTAACTATGGTTACGGATGTTCAAGACATTAAACGGTCTGTCCGTAACTTAGTTATGACTAATAGATTTGAAAAGCCTTTTCATCCTGAGGTGGCTTCTCATGTGCGGGATCTTTTATTTGAAAGATTTACCCCGATAACATTTAACCTTTTAAGGAATAGAATAGAAACAGTTTTAGCTAACTATGAGCCTAGGGTAAGTGTGACGGATGTTGAAATTGATGATAGTGGTCAGGCGATGGATAACAACGAATTAAATGTTAGAATATTTTTCACACTTAAAAATGATCCACAGATTCAAAGTGTAGATATTCTTTTAGAGAGAATACGCTAATGGCAGGCATAAACACAAAAGGTAAGATGAACATTACTGAATTAGATTTTGATGGTATCAAATCTAATTTAAAAACTTATTTAAAAGGACAGACCGAATTTACAGATTACGATTTTGAAGGTTCTGGTATGTCAGTATTGCTTGATACCTTGGCTTACAATACACACTACAATGCTTTCATGGCAAATATGGCAGCCAATGAAATGTTCCTTGATACGGCAGTAAAAAGAAACAGCGTAACTTCTCATGCAAAGGCTTTAGGTTATACACCAGTATCAACCAAGGCGCCTGTGGCATATGTAGATGTAACAGTACAAAATGCTAATACTGCTTCTGTACTGATGCCTGCTGGTTTTGCTTTTAATACTACGATTGCAAGTGTAAATTATCAGTTTGTTAATACCACAGCTAGAACATTACAACCAACTGCTGGCGTTTATACTTATTCTAATATTCCAATTTATGAAGGAACATGGGTGACAACCACCTATACTGTAGATATTGCAGATGCCGACCAGAGATTTATTTTAGATAATGATAATGTAGATGTTTCTACTCTAGCAGTTTCAGTACAAACAAGTTCTGCGGATACTACGACCACAACATTTACTAAGGCTAATAATTTAGTAGAAGTAACGAGCACGACTAACGCATTTTTTATTCAAGAAACTTTAGAAGGTGAATGGGAAGTTTATTTTGGTGATGGTATAGTAGGGTCTGCCTTGATTGATGGCAACATTGTAAATTTATCTTATGTTGTGACAAATGGAACTGCGGCAAATGGTGCCAAGTCATTTACTGCCGCTGGTAGTATAAGTGGGTTTAGTAATATTAGTGTAGCTACACAAACTGCGGGAGCTGATGGTGCAGATCCCGAAGGGATAGATACGATTAAATATAATGCACCGTTTAGTTATGCTGCACAAAATAGAACAGTTACCGCTGCAGATTATAAAGCTATTGTACCCCAATTATATCCTAATGTAAAAGCATTGGCGGTATGGGGGGGTGAATATAATAGTCCTGCGGTATATGGGAAAGTGTTTATTAGTATTTTGCCTAATACAGGTACTACTTTAACGACTTCAACTAAAGCCTCTATCGTAAATCTTTTACAGGATTATAATGTAGTAAGTACAACGCCAGAAGTAATAGATTTAGAAACAACTAAAGTTATACCTACGATTAATTTTAAATATGATGCTAATGCAACAACTAAGTCGGCATCAGCTTTGGGAGCTCTTATTACAACAGCCATTACTAATTACAGTACAACAACATTAGAGAAATTTGAAACTGTATTTCGATATTCAAAATTTACTACTCTAATAGATGAAGTGGATCCCGCTATTCTCAATAACATTACTAATATCAAAATAAGTAAAACATTTAAACCAACTTTGGCTAGTGCATTAAAATATACAATCAGTTTTTCTAATCCTCTTTTTAATCCACACTCTGGACATTTAGCGACTACTACTGGTGTAGTTGCGGGTGGTATTGTTTCCTCAACTGGATTTAAAATTACAGGTGATGATACTAATACTTATTATCTCGAAGATGATGGAGCCGGAGTAGTAAGTGCCTATTATATTTCAGGTACTTCTAAAGTATATTTAACAACGGGCTCAGTTGGTACTGTAGACTATACAACAGGGGATGTTGTACTAACTAAAATTAGTATTTCTGCTATAAGTGATGTTGATGGGGCTACTAGTACTTTAATAAGAATAACAGTACAGCCTGCATCGAATGATGTAGTACCTGTTCGTAATCAGATTTTACAAATAGATGCAGTTAATCTTTCCGTAACAGGAACAGCTGATACAATCGCTGCAGGCGCCGGAGATGCCGGTGTAAATTATACGACTAGCTCTACTTATTAAGAATGGCACATTCCTCTTCATTACAAGATAAAGTTTCTCTACAGATAGAAACGCAGATGCCTGATTTTGTTCAGGCAGAAAATCCAAATTTCATATCCTTTATGAAGGCTTATTATGAGTTTATGGAGTCTGCGGAACTGAAACTTACTACTTTGGGTTCTATAGATTCTATTATTTTAGAAAATCAAGCAGTAGGTGTTACCACTCTTAATTATGTTACTTTACAAGATACAAATTTATATCGGCCGGGACAAACTAATAGAGTTTTAACAGAAGATACCACAACCGGTGCTTTTGTAAATGGTGAAGAAATTATAGGGCAAACATCTAAAGCCGTAGCCACAATTCGGGTAGAAGATATAAATGCAAATTCTCGCCTGTTTATTTCTTCTCAAAATGATTTTATTATTGGTGAACAGGTTGTAGGTAGTACTTCAAATGCTACTGGTGTAATATCAGATTATACAGCCAACCCTGTACAGAATATTCAACAGTTGATGGAGTATGCGGATATTGATAATACTATTGATTCATTTTTTGAACAATTTAAAGAAGCATTCTTAAAAACAATTCCTAGAGATTTAACAGCCGGTGTAAACGAAAGAAATCTACTAAAGAATATTAAAGACCTTTATCGTGCAAAGGGTACGAGAAAGGGACATGAATTGTTTTTCAGAATACTTCTAAATGAAGATGTTACATTATCATATCCAAAAACGGATATGTTACGAGTATCAGATGGTAATTGGTCAGAAGATCAAATTCTACGAGTAACTCCGGGGAATGATACCATTTTAATGGAACTTTCTTCTGATTCTAATGGTGATATATTCATTCTCATGGAAGATGGTGCTCAAGTAATGACTGAAGATTCTTTGCCTGGTACTTCGGATCTTCTTGCACTTGTTGGACAAGAAATTACACAAAGGGCTGTTGTAGATTTAAGCATACTTTCTGGTGGCGCTTATGATACAACAGCACAAACTGCTCGAGGATTGGAATCTTATTCTGTTATTAGTGAAGCCACTGCTCTTATTGATACTGTAACTTCTTATTTTTATGGTGGGGAACAAATCTACGAATTAGTTATAAGTACGGGCAGTGTAGATGGAACATTTGTAACAGGACATACTATTACTGCAACATCTAATGCTGATCCAGACACTACACTCTATGGTAAACTTATTAGTATTGTAACAGATTTTGATATTCCAAATTCAACATCAAGTCAATATTATGATATAACTGACCCTCTTACTGTAACCGCAGATAATGGTGCTGATGCATCAGTTAAAATAGAATCTTTAACTTCTGGAGATGTCAATACTATTATTGTAGATGCCGGTGGATCAGGATATGAAACAGGGGATGAAGTTACAGTAAATAATCTTAATACGAATGGGTCGGCTTTAGCTGCTCAAGTAGCCATGGTGAACGGTGGGATTTCACCAGAAGCCGGAGACCTTGTGGGTGAATGGGGAGTAGAATTAGAAACTGCTACAACTGGTGCGCCTGGTGATCTGGAATTAGAAACAGCAACAGCGGTGGGGTTACTAAAACAAGAAGAAGCCTACGATATGTTGGCGATTGACCATATTGTATTGGAAGACTTTACTGTTTTTAATGATGGAATATTAGGGAATAAAATTGCTCAAGAAACTGATACAGGCATTGGAGATGTTACAGATATTGTTGTAACAACTTTTGGATGTGGTTATACAAAATTACCATTACTCACCTTACCAACAACTGGCTCCAGAACAGGGGCTACTATCTATGCAAAAGGATTGAATGTCGGTAAGATTAGAGATGTCACTATATTAGATGCCGGTGCTCATTATACGGATGCTACATTTCCGAAATCGGATGATTATAAAGTAACTATTAATGCTTATACTAATTTCTTGTGTACTGATATTTCAGTGTCGGGGTTTACTTTAAATGAAACGGTAACAGGCGGAACGTCTGGTGCTACAGGTGTCTATAAAGAAACAGATGCTGCTCGAAACATTATAAAACTGAATGCTATCACCGGAACATTTTTAGCGGGGCCTGATAAATCAGGAGAAACTATTACAGGATCTAATTCAACATCTACTGCAATTTTAGATTCATATGAAATTCCATCTCTTAAAGCCGATGAGGGAACTTTGGGTGAAACATCAGGAAGATATTTAAACGAAGATGGTTTTATAGATGAAAAAACCAAGAAGATTCAAGACAGTTATTACTATCAAGATTTTTCTTATGTTGTAAAATCATCAAACTCAATTAATACTTGGCGAGATCAATTACTTGCATCTGTACATCCAGCTGGTTGGGCTGTATTTGGACAAGTGGATATTGCTACGGCCGTTCAGTCAATTGCTAATATAACATCTATTGTGGGTCTTGGGCCACTCTTTAAAGTTATTTACACTATGTTGCTTGGTCGTAGATTGGGTACACAAGAACAATTACCAATCAATCCAAATCCGGCTGTGGGTATTCACGACCCGGCGGATTATGGAAATTCATTTAGAATATCTGGATCGTCCGGTGCTATTACGAAGGGTGCATTAATAACTGGTGATATTTCAGGAGCTACTGCCACCGCTATACTTGATACTACAAATGATCATGGTGTAAATCTTTTATACTATGAACTACTCGCTGGTGGAGATAGTCCTGGCGCACCTGGTTCTGTTTTGTTTTCAACAGGAGAAGGTATAACAATGTCTGGTGTGTACACAGGTACGGCAACTGTAGTTACAATACACGGCTTGAGAGGTTTTAGA